GTTGCTAACTTAATTGAGTTACAATCGTAATAGGAGAATAAGGAGATAAATTATGGCAATATCACGATCACAACTAGTTAAAGAACTAGAGCCAGGATTGAATGCTTTATTCGGCCTGGAATATAATAGGTATGAAAATCAGCATGCTGAGATTTATACTACAGAGTCATCTGACAGAGCTTTTGAAGAAGAAGTTATGTTATCTGGCTTTGGTAATGCACAAGTAAAAGCTGAAGGTTCTGGTGTATCATTCGATGAAGCACAAGAAACTTTCACTGCTAGATACACTCATGAGACTGTAGCTTTAGCATTCGCGATCACTGAAGAAGCGATCGAGGATAACTTGTATGACAGACTTGCGTCTAGATATACAAAAGCTTTAGCAAGATCTATGAGTAACGCTAAGCAAGTAAAAGCTGTCGAGCCTCTAATTCAAGGTCTTCCTTCAACGGATAACTTTGATTCAGGTGACGGTGTTTCACTATTTAACACTGCTCACCCTACAGTGGCTGGTACTTTCAAAAACACGCTTACAACTCAAGCTGACTTAAACGAAACTTCATTAGAGCAGTCAATGATTGACATTGCTGGTATGACTGATGAAAGAGGTTTAAGAGTTGCAGCAAGAGGAGTGAAAATGATCATTCCTTCTGAGCTACAATTCACAGCTGAGAGACTTATGAAGTCACAAGGCAGAGTTGGAACAGCTGACAATGATGTAAACGCAATCGCGTCTATGGGTATGATTCCTCAAGGTTATAGAGTGAACAACTACCTAACAGACTCTGATGCTTTCTACATCATCACAGACATTCCAAATGGAATGAAAATGTTCCAAAGAGCTCCATTGACAACTGCAATGGAAGGTGACTTTGATACTGGAAACGTAAGATACAAAGCTAGAGAAAGATACTCTTTCGGAGTTTCTGACCCTAGAGGTATCTTCGGTGTTGAAGGTGCATAATCTAAACTAATTTATGGGGCCGCCTTAAAACGGCCCCATTTATAACTATATGAGAAGACAATGAAAAAATTCTTAGTAAATATTTGGGCTTATAATCACCACGCAAAATTCGAAGTTTTGTCTGAAGACAACTCACAATCTCTTGAACAAGCAATCCTTGACAAACTTGGAGAAAAGAGTATAAAGTGGGAAGATCTTGGAGTCAGTTATGACGACAGGAAAAACAGAATAACCTATGAGGAGGTTATAAATGATACAAGACCTTTACAAACAAAAAAGGTCCTTGGAGTTGAAGTGGGAACAGGAGTGGCTGTCTGAAGGTAGATACACTCTTGAGATGGTCAAGATCGACGACAGAGTCAGAGAGATCATCACAAAGATCAAGCTAGAAGAAGCAAAGATCGCTCACTTTAAAAACACTGTTGATAGTGTAACTCCTGAAGTTTCAGTAGCTACTTAATAAAAAGCTACATCGTTGGAAAAAATCCACTCCACATTACAGGCTCTCTTGCACTCTATTAAAATCTAGTATATAGTTTCATCACTATACAAAAACAGTTTACATAGACGCGTATAGTCGACGGCCTAGAGACTATGTAAACAGAACTAGGAGGATAACACTATGGCACAAACTACATTTTCAGGTCCAGTACTTGAAGGAAAAGAAGGTGTAAATATTGAGACTAAAAAATCAAATTACACTGTAACTACATCTGACTCAGGAAAAACTTTTGTAAGTTCTACTGACGGAGTTGTGTTCACGTTACCAGCAATTGCAATTGGTTACTCATTTAAATTTGTAAACAATGCACCTGATGGAGCGAACGCTTTAACAATCAGTCCAGCTGCTGCTGACGGAATCACATATGCTGGTTCTTCAACAGACAATAAAGATCTGATCAATACAAAGACAACTTCTAAACAAGGTGACTATGTTGTAATTTCATCATTAGATGGAACTGTTGCATGGCAAGTTACTGAAGTTAGAGGAACTTTCGCTAAAGAAGCGTAATAAATAATTATTGTGGGGCTTCGGCCCCACATCAATTTTAAGGAGAAACAAATATGTCATCGGATCAAAAATTTACAACGATAACATCGACAGGACAGGTTAAAACTATTTCAGGTGGTTCAACAAACTTAGGACCTTGCAGAATAACTTATATTCAATGTGAAGGTGTTGCGGCTTCTAAAATTATTTTAAGAGACGGAACAAGTGGAACAGGTGCTAAAGTTTTTGAAGCTGATTTTGGAACTGAAGGTTTAGATCTAATGGTACCAGGAAATGGTATTAGATTTGAAACAGGAGTTCATGCAACTATAACTGCTACTACATCTGTTACTATCGGTTATACTGGCTAGGAGGCTAAATGGCTAACACTACCTCTGGTACAACTGTCTTTGACAAAAACTTTTCTATTGATGAAATAATAGAAGAGGCTTTTGAACGTCTAGGTATACAACAAGTCAGTGGTTACCAGTTAAAAACATCAAGAAGATCATTAAACATAATGCTTCAGGAATGGGGCAACAGAGGTATTCACTATTGGGAAATAGGTAGTACTCAAATTAATCTTGTTGAAGGTCAAGCTGAATACAAATTATTTAGATCAACTGGTGATGGTACAAGTGCAGTTACAGATCCTGTAAATACTTATGGAGTATCTGATATTCTTGAAGGACAACTAAGAAGTAATAAAGGAACTACAACACAATCTGATTCACCGATGACAAAAGTTGATAGATCAACTTATGCTGGTTTCTCAAACAAACTTTCAAAAGGTACACCTAACCAATATTGGGTACAAAGATTTATAGATCATGTAAGTATTAATATTTATCCAACACCAGATTCAACATCTGCATCTAAAGATATGCACATCTATTATATCAAAAGAATACAAGATGCTGGTGATTATACAAATGCAACAGACTTACCTTTTAGATTTGTACCATGTATGGTTTCAGGTTTAGCTTATTATTTATCAATGAAGTATCAACCACAACTAACACAACAAATGAAATTGTTGTATGAAGATGAATTACAAAGAGCACTAGCTGAAGATGGTTCTGCATCTAGTACATACATAACACCTAAAACTTATTACCCAGGAGCTTAATGGCAAAGTACGCAACAGGTAAATATGCAAAGGCAATCTCAGACAGATCAGGTGCAGAGTTTCCATATAGAGAAATGGTTAGAGAATGGAATGGTTCCTTTGTCCATGTTTCAGAGTTCGAGCCCAAGCAGCCACAATTAGAACCAAAACCTATTTCACCAGATGGTATTGCACTTGCACAAGTTAGAACAGATAGAACTGAGCCTGCTACACCTAATTTATTACCAAACAATCCATTTAGTTTGACCAGTGGTTCAGGAACCGTGACTGTAAAAGAAACAAATCATGGTAGATCAACAAGTGATACGGTTAGATTTAGAAATGTACAAGGAAGTCCAGGTGGATTAGCTCACACAGTATTTGAAAATTCTTCAGGATTTAGTATAACTAAAGTAGATTCAAACAGTTACACATTTGCTGCAGGATCAAATGCAAGTGTAACAGAAAAAGGAGGAGGACCAACAGTAACTGCTGGTCCAGTTACAGTATCACCATGATAAAGTTTATTAAAAAAATATTACACGGTTTTGTAGAATCTTGGGCAGGTTTCAAAGAAGATGAACATATTGAAATGTATAATCCAGTGAACCATTGTGAGGATCATTCTAAATATAAACACAGATGTCCAAAATGTAATCCGAAGGTAAAAGAATAATGGCATATACTTTTGATAATTTAAAAAGCGATATTAGAAACTACACAGAAGTAGATAGTGATGTATTGTCTGATTCTATTCTAACTACTATGATCAAGAACGCTGAAAACTCTATTTACAGAGAGGCAGACTCTGATGATAATAGATTTTATGCTACTTCAGATCTTGCTACAGGTAATAGATATGTAACGATTCCATCAGATTTAAGATTTATTAGATATGTTCAATTAACAGATTCATCTGGAAACCAGGTATTTTTAGAAAAGAAAGATACAAGTTACATGGCTGAGTTTTATAATACTCCAAGCACATCTTCTGGTCTTCCAAAATATTATGCTAATTGGGACGCTAATTTCTGGGTTGTAGCACCAACTCCAGATTCTACATACACAGTTACTTTGGCTTATACAAAACAGCCAGCAACAATTACATCAGGCTCTGCTGCAACATCTGGAACTTATTTAAGCAATAAATACCAGGATTTACTTTTGTACGGATGTCTGGTAGAAGCGTATGGCTACTTGAAAGGCCCAGCAGATATGTTACAATACTATCGACAGGCTTATCAAAAAGCAATGCAAACGTACGCGATCGAACAACAAGGTCGTAGACGCAGAGACGAGTATCAAGATGGTGTTATTCGTACCCCTTTAAAATCACCATCACCATAAGGAGAAAACATAAATGGCAAATATAGTACCTGACTCTTTTAAAACAAACCTGTTAAAAGGAACATTTAATTTTGATTCCTCTGGCGGGGACACTTTTAAATTAGCTTTGTATACAGATCTCTCTGGTTTTAGTACGTCTACAACTGCATATACAACTACAAATGAAGTTTCATCTTCAGGAACTGGTTACACTGCAGCTGGTAATACATTAACTAACAACGGAGTGGCTGTGGCAAGTAATATTGCTTACGTTGATTTTGCAGACTTAACTTTTAGTTCTGTAACTTTAACAGCAGACAGTGCACTGATTTATAAGAGTAGTAGCGGTAACGAAGCTGTATTAGTTCTAGATTTTGGCGGAACAAAAACTGCAACAAACGGAGATTTCGTTGTTCAGTTCCCAACTGCTAATTCTTCTAGCGCTATTATTAGACTTGGCGACGCGTAATAGAATTTGGAGTAGTAATGGC